GACCGGCTCGGCGCCGATGTAGCGCACTCGCGCCATGGCTGTCCTCCTGGTTGATGGTGATCAGATGCGGGCGCGGTACGCCACGGTGAAGACGAGACCCGCCAGCGCCCCGTCCGGGCCCTGCTCCTGGATCAGGGACCCCGTGGTCACCTCGGACCACAGGACGGCGCCGCCGAGCGTCGGGGCGTCCGGGGCAACATCGGTCGCCCGGAGCTCGTCCTCGACGACGGCCAGCAGCTCGAAAACGCGGGCACGACACAGGGCCATGTCCTCGTCACCGGAACGGGCTTCGGCGTAGCAGGAGACGAGCCCGTCCTCGTCGCGGCGACGAGCCCCAGCGCTGGCGAACTCCTGGCTGAGCTCGGCAGCCTGCTCGGCCCCCGGAGCCCACCCGACGTACAGACGGTCAGGCTCGCTGAAATTCTGGGACGGCGGCGGCCCGTCGATGACCCGCACCCCGTCCAGGGAGGGCGCGGTCTCGAACCGGACGACGAGCGCGTTGATCGCGGCATGCACCGCAGACGTCGCCATCAGCCAATCCCCGGCGGCAACTTGAACGGTTCGAGGAGCTCCAACACCCGGTTGGGTACGGCGTACCCGAACCCGGGGACAGGCTCGGTCACCGCGTAGTCGTCGGCTCCGGCCGAGCCGCGGGCCGGACCGTTCTTCGTGCGCCACAGATGCTGGAGCAGCAGCAGCGCGGCCAGTCGGATGGTGGGCGGGACCGGGGTACGCCCGGCCGTGTAGACCGCCGTCCACGGGCCACACGAGAACGCTGTGCGGTCCGCGTAGGCGAGCACCCCTGAAGGGCCGTCCACGTGCAGCCTGGCCACGTCCACGGCCGTTCCCCCGGTCTGCACCGGAGTCAGAGACGTCACGGCCAGCACGGGTGTCTGCAGCAGCACCACAGCCGGACCCTGCCCGGTCACGGTCTCGGTGACCTCCCGCTCCTCGACGACCCCCACGTACCCCTCGATGACCGAGGTGAGGGCGTCGATGTACATCTGTAGCTCGGTGTCGCTGGTGGTGGTGCGGATGTTGAGTTGGGCTTTCGCCTCGTCCAGGGTGAGCAGCGCCACGGCCCACCTCCTACGTCGTGCGGGTCTCGGTACGCGGCCGGCGCGCGGCCTGCTTCCGGGCCGTGCGCTCCGGCCGGGCCGCGGCCTCCGGGGTCTCGGGCTGCTCGTCGCGCACCAGCTCGGCACGGACACCGTCCGCCCACTGGGCCGCCTCGGCGCCGGGCAGGTCAACGACCTCACCCGGCGCCCAAGCGAACCCGCGGCCCGACACGCTGGTCAGCATGCGGATACGGGCCACGAGTCAGCCACCCAGACCCTGATGCAGGTCGCGAACCTCACGCTCGGCCTGCGACTCGGCCGACGCGATGGCCTTGTCCTGCTCGTCCTTCAGCGCCTGGACGTCCGGGTCCGGGTCGGACGGCGCAGCGCCCTCCGGGGTGCTGGACACCCCGCGCGCTGCCACGTCCACAGCGGACGCGGCCTGCTGGCCGAGCTGCTCCTTCGCGGCAGCGATGGCCACGTCCTTGTCCCCGATGAACTCCGGGGCGGTCTGGTCCATGCTGCCGTCCGCGCGACGCGACGCCATGACGATCCGGTCATGGTCACCCGCCTTCGCCGCGGAAGCGGTCGGCTTGTCCTGGAGCACCGACGATTCGGTGCCCTCCTTCTTCGGCGTGGTCGCCATGGTCTGCGTCCTCTCTCAGTCGGATCAGCCGGATCAGGTGGCGGAGTTGCGGTACGCCTTGTACGCGGCGGTGTCCTGCGGGGTGCCGTCCGCCCGGGCGAACCCGAGGAACCCGACCTGCAGGTAGTCCGCGTACCGCTCGGCCAGACGCAGCATCTGCACGTCCTGCACGTCACGGATCAGGTAGCCCGCGAAGAAGTCACCGAACAGGATGCTCTTGGCGTTCGCCGCCATGACGGGCATGTCCTGGTTCACGACGTAGCCGTGGCCGAGGATCCCGTCCGGAACACCGATCTGGATCGACGGCTCCCACAGCGGGCGGTTCTGCCCGTCCTTCAGCTTCCGGACCGACGCCAGGGTGGCATCGTTCAGCATGAACTGCTGCCGGCCGCTGTTGCGGTACGCTGGGTCGATGCTGTGCACCAGATCGATCAGGTCGTCGTAGGTGACGCTGGTCGTCTGCCCGGTGCCGCCGGTCTTCCCGACCGCGGCGTTGGTCTGCACGCCCTCCGGCTGGGCCGAGCCCGTGCCGGTCGTGAAGTGCGTGTTCTGGATCCGGCCGATGCGCTCACCGAGCTTGCGAGCCAGCCACGACTCCAGGTCGAACGCGTTGTCCTGGAGGAGCTGGAGGCTGACGCGCACGAGCTTCGACGTGTACATGAACGCGCCGATGTCGGCCTGCCCGATCGTCACGTCCTGCTCGGTGACCTGGCTGTTCTCGGCGAGGATCGCACCGACGTTCGCCGTGTCGTCGTTCGTCGGCCACGGGAGCAGCGCACCGGTCTGAGTCGTGATGACCTCGGACACGTCACGCATCGCCCCGTAGAACTTCATGGCCTCGACCATCTTGGCCCGGAACTCCGGGGGCACGAGGTACCCGCCGGCCGCGCCCGTGGCGACGCCCTGCGCGCGGAGCTCCTTGCCGTCGACGAACCCGGTGCGCAGTGTGGCGCGCTCCTCGGAGGACAGCTCCGACGTGCCGTCACGCATCCACGCCCGGTACGCCGCGGTGTACGCCTTGACGCCCTCGTCGCCACCGTGGCGGGTCCGGGCCTCCTCGGCTTCCTCGGTGTCGGCGCGGGCGTCGATGACCTGGGAGTAGTCGACAGCCGAGAGGCGGGCGTGCCGCTCCTCGGTCTCGATGTCCTTGGACAGGCGCTCGACGTCGGCGAGCGCCGCGTCCCACGCCGTCCGGTCCTCGGCCGTCAGCGGCTTGTCGTCGCCGCGGGCCTGGAACTCCTGCGCTGCCGCCCACGCGGTCGCCCGCTGGTCCAGCAGAGTCTTGAGGTTGGGCATTGTGCCTCCCAGCACGAAGAGCCCCACCACCGTGCGGTGAGGGGCTGGAAAGGGTTGTGAGAGCAGCTACCGCGCGAGCAGGTAGCGGGCGGCGAGCATCTCCATGTGCATCGCCTGACGGCCCCCAGTGGTCTCTCCCGGCTGGGTTGCGTCACCACCCCGAGTGGGCACGGGGCCCGGCTCGTGGCGGAAGTCGTTGAGTTCCGGGCGGTACTTCGCCCGACGGTCGAACGCCGCGTCACTGCCGCGCGCAGCCAGGGCCACGCCGACGGAGCGGAGACCGGCGTCGGTGTCCTCGTAGGCGGGGAAGGTGACGGCGCTGACCTCGAACAACTTCACCTCGCGGATCACGCGGAGCTCGGCTTCGGCCTTGTCGCCGTTGACGGTCTCGACGTCGACCATCTGCCAGTCGTCCTTGACGACCTGGAACCCGAAGCTCATCCCGGTGATGTTCCGGTTGTCGAGGTTCACGATCAGGTCTCCGACGTAGGAGAGACGGTCGTCCAGGTCGGAGTTGACGGCCAGGCCAGTTTGGTCCTGCGCAAGGCGGAGGCTGCCCGCCGAGACGCGGGAGACGACGAGTCGGGTGTCGTGGTCGACGAGGAACCGGGAGTCGCCCTCGGACAAGGTCTTGGAGAACGCCCCGTCGGCGATCTCCTCGTAGAACCCCCAGGTCAGCGGGTTGCCGATTGCGGTTCGGCTGTTGAAGACCGCAGCGTGTCCCTCGAACTGTCGGGCGCCGCCCTCAGCCGCACGCAGCGCGACCCCCGCGGCAGAGAGCACCAGGTCACGGCGCTCAGTCGTCTTCGGCATCGCTGCCCTCCTTCGTCTCCGGCGCCATGAGGGCCGCCGCCTTGGCGAGATGGTCGGCGGCGCGCGCCGCACGGTCCGCGTCCGGCGGCAGGTCCGCCGGCGCCTTGACGCTCGGGTCGTAGCCCAGCGGCGCCATATACAGCGGCTGAAGGCGCATGTCGCCCTCGGGCCCCTCGATGGGCGGCAGGTCTTCCAGGCTGAGGATGTTGTTCGCGCTGAACGCGCCCGTGTCGCGCATCGCCCGGTAGAACGTGGCGCGCGCTGCACTGTCGCCGCGCAGCAGCCCGCCGAGCTGGTACTTGGCGTACAGCGACTTGGGTAGCAGTTCCTTCGTGACGCGCTGCTCTGTCGGCGTCAGCCACGTCGGCGCGAGGTCCCACGTCACGAAGCCCTGCGCCTGCTGCTCCAGCCCCGTACCCCACGACGTGCTCTTCTCGGTGGACATCAGCAGGAACGGCGGGACGCCGAACATGCGGGATACCTCGGTCACCTGGAACATGCGGGACTCCAGGAACTGACTGTCCTTGTACGGCATCGTCACCGGGTGGAAGCTGGCCCCGGAGTCGAGGACGGCCACGTCGTGGGCCGCCTGGCTGCCGCCGTACCGCGCCTTCCACCCGGCCTTGAGCGCCGCCGCCTGCTCCGGCTTCAGCCGCTGCTCGGTCTGCAGCACACCAGAGATCATGTTCCCGGACCCGTACAGCCGCCCCGCGGCACGCTCCGCAGCGATACCCAGCCCGATGCCCTGCGCAGCCGCACGGATCGGCGAGCACCCAGTGATCCCGTCATAGCCCAACGCGGGCAGATGCAGGATCTCCTTCGACGTCCGCCGCACCCGACCGCCGGTCTCCGTCTGGATCCAGAACACCTTGCCGGACGGGTTGTCCTCGCTGGGCTGTTCCTTGTCGACCTTCACCCGGTCCGGGCGGATCGGCCACAGCTGCACAACCTGCCCGCCGCCGTTGGTCACCTTCTGCAGGTAGGCGTTGCCCCACAGCAGGCGGTGCACGTACACCAGCCGCCACAGCTCGAAGCGGGTCAGCTCGGGGTGGGGGTCCTCCAGGAGCGCGACCTCGGCCCGGTCCTTCGTGCCCACCGTGTACGTATGCAGCGGCAGCGACGCGGACACGTTCGCCACCACGGACACCGCCCGCCACACCGCAGGCATCGCCAGGGCGCCCGTCTCCGTGACCGTGACGCCCGCCTCCACCGGCGCCCCACCACCCAGCAGCGCGGACAGCGACGACGCCGTCAGAGGCGTCGCCGGGTTCTCCACCGTGGCCCGACGCTCGAACATCCCGAAGAGGCTCACGATGTGGTCCCCTTCCGTCGTCCTTGCTCACGTTCGACGGCCAGCACCCCGAGGACGCCGGCCAGGATCAGCGCGGCCGGGACCGACCACATGCCCACGCCCGCCACGACAGCGAGTACGAAGAGGACCTCCAG